GGGCAATGACGTTTTTTACCTTTGCCAACGAATAATTAATAATGTGCATATTCACCACAATTTATTACTATGGATGGATCCAGATTTGATTCAACATAGCATTGGGAAATACGTCAAATTGTTGACAATTACGTATACTAGAATACTGCTTTGTATGACAAGATGGATATTCAGAGATCACATCAAGTACAAGCATATGACATAAATTGTGGTGAATATGCACATTATTAATTATTCGTTGGCAAAGGTAAAAAACGTCATTGCCCATTTACCTGCAAAATACGAGGTACTATGTCATCCGGGAAAAATGATACCGGATCGATGAACTCATTAAGGAGTGATTGTTATATGTATTATTTATAAATATATATACGTAGGAAATACCCATCTTTTAAAATGGAGTGGTTGGTTGCCGGTGATGATTTGCTTGTATGTATTGAGAAAGGTAGTGAATTGTAATTTGAATACGGTGTCCATGATATATATTCACCCACACTTAATGGTAAACATGGTATGGGTTAATGTGTAAAAGAGATAACGTATAACACTTCCAGTTATTTCTAATTTTTAAGCAAAATGGGTTATATTGATTCTATGAATACATACTTCTGCCGTCAAGCCAAAAGGATATTTGAGTTATAACCATTGTCTGACTCAAACATTATGGATAAATTAATGTTGTAGTAATCGTTATATTGGTCATTAATGCATACATTACCAGATGATTTAATTACATAAGAATTAATTAAAAGTATGCCTTATGGTCATTGTGAATCTATTCATTATGAACGATTTTTAAGTGCTTACAGAAGGTATGAATTATAATTTGATAGAGGTTCGAAAATACCAAATATATTGTATTAGGAAATGATAAAACAAATGGGTGATACAGCTGGAGATGATTGTTATTATGTTGATAAATTAGAATAATTTCGGGGATTTAAGCGTCTTACTGATAAGATGTATATGAACCAGGACAATAAAATATCATATACTTAAGATGATATTAATCACGTGATTCGTGGTTTTGATTATTGGGGAAATCCTGTGTCTAGGCTAACAACCTATTCATCGACAAATAACGTTGCTAAAAACAATACATCTTCGTAAAAGCAAGCAAATGATAACGCTTCATCGTTAGTTACCATTTCCTAAGTTGAATAGGGTATTCAACCTTAAATTATTATTGATCATAAGTAATTTAATGTATGTGATGATCAACATACTAATAAACCATAATATTATGGTAGTGATTTCTCGTAATGTATTAATTAGACTCAATAATTAAGTAATGAACAATCAAATAGTACATTATAAATGTGGACAGTTGGTTAAGTTACTTAGTTCACTGATACAGATATTGATGAATTTCTATCATAAGATATTAAACATACGGATTTGAATGAGTATGAATATTAGCATATAGATACCGAATATTGGACTATTGGCGCATCTGCATTAGTTGACAAGATTAGATAACACAAGAAAGAGTATTTAGCTAAGTATAAGAAACATACTCATTAAGGAATGTGCCAATATATAATGAACTATCTTACTCCAAAAGAACAAAAGGAATTTGATAGAAATAAAATAACTCTGAATGGGGTTAGATCTTAAATTCCTAAGTTGATTAAGTAAGTGGTTGCTACAAAACCTAAAATTGGTACTATTGTAAGTAATAAAGGATGTAAATGGGTGCGTGTAGGTGCCCCTGATTTGATCAATTGTGACTAATAAAGTAAAGACATGTGGGTCACTGTCGGCATGTAAAAATCAAATAACACATAATTTAAAAAGGCCAAGAAAAATTTAGGGTATAAGAAGAATAAACTTAATCCTTATGTTTATTCAGTGTTAAAACCATTTAAAACTGAACCTATAAAACCTTACTTTGATTATCCATTGAATACTTCCTTAGTTGAATAGACTTTGGAATTCACAGTTAACGCTACACTCGGTAACAATGCGGGTGTCATCCCTACAGGATAATATGGTGCAATAGTTAGTATAGCACCACATGCATTCTAAGATCTTAGACTTGTGTATAATGGGACAAATGTTTCTAGTGCACCTGGAGGGGGTTTAGGTAACACCAGATTTGTTACTGTTTACAATTAAGGTACCGGGGTAGCTGGTGATGTGCAAACAAATTATTAGTCCCCTCTTAGTACATTTTAAGGATTGAACAATTCCATTGGTGCCAGATGGACATCTGCTCGAGTAGTCAGATTGGGATTGAGAGTAATACCTACATCCGCTTAAGTTACCAGATCCGGATTTATAAATATAGTTTAGATACCTGGTAAAGATGCCACATTTACTGCCGGTGGTATTAGTGGTGTTGGTGACAATGCTGCCATTATACCAATCCCAACACCAGCTTAAATTAGGAATTATCCTACTTCATATGAGGCAACAAACGCATCAAATACAACTGAACACAATTATGTATGGGTGCCGACCGATTTATAGGATGCAATATTTGCATAAGATAATTACTCACATTAAGGTAGTACCAGTGGTTCTACAGTTACAAATTCAGGTGACATAGAGGCATTGACTAGTCATCTTAGAAACATGATTTACTTTGTCGCCATTGGATTAGCATAAACTGATTCTTTTAGATTTGAAATCAAGGTATGTTATGAATATGTACCTACAACTTCATTTAGAATATGGGGGTCTGATAGAGGTGCTCGTGCTACTAATTATGATATGTAAGAACTTAAAAAAATTACTATTGATATGCCGTAAGCGCAAGCAGATCAAGAAGTCAACTCCATGTTTTATGATTTAACTAATGGAGCCTTTAATATGCTAAAATCAACAGCATAATATGGTGCAAGTGTCATGATGGATAACGCATCAAGTAATCTAAGACATTTGATGTCCACCAATCTTTGATTGAATTGATATATACATATATTTTATTATATATATATATTATTTAATCTATAACGTTTTGTATTTTATTATCGAAAAAATACACTTTTGTCATTTATGCATGTCCGTTAAAATGACATTTTCTGGGGTTTAATATAACCTCTTTTCATTGGGTTGAGTATTAACTTATTCCCCATTATAACGTTTTGTATTTTATAATCGAAAAAATACACTTTTGTCATTTATGCA